AAACATACGACAATACAGTCCAAAAGTATGTTCCGTTAGATTTATTCCCTGACCAAGTTTCTCTTATAGAAGACTACGACAATTACAATGAAAACATTGCGTTAAAGTATAGACAGGCGGGTGTATCAACAGTAACCGCTGCTTGGGCATCCAAAAAATTAGTTTTTGCTAAGAAAAATAAGCCTGAAAAGATTCTGATAATTGCCAACAAATTGGATACCTCGGTTGAAATGGCGAACAAAGTTAGAGGGTTTACTGAACAGTGGCCTTCATGGGTTGGGGCTGGATTTTCAGCTGAGAAAAACTCACAAAGACATTTCAAACTAACAAATGATTGTGAAGTAAAAGCCGTTGCAACATCAAAAGACGCCCTTCGTGGATATACTCCAACTATTCTGATATTTGACGAAGCTGCCTTCATCGAAGCGGATAATGATTTCTGGTCCGCCTGTATGGCATCACTTTCAACGGGTGGTAAAGTAATTGTTATTTCTACACCTAACGGTTACGACGCTATCTATTACGATATCTACGACCAAGCGTTAAGAAACATGAACGAATTCAAAATTTCTGAAATGTTTTGGTACCGTGACCCTCGTTATACTCGTGATTTGTATATGGTAAAAACTAATGACTTGGTACATTTTTTACTAAATAGGGAAGATTATCCGAGAGATACTGTTGTTGACCTTTCAGTTGAAAATGCTTACGAAAGAGACCATTCAATCACTACAGATTATATTGAAAAAGGTTACAAACCTTGCTCTGCGTGGTTTGAAGGAATGGTTAAAAAATTGAAATTTGATAGGAGAAAAGTTGCTCAGGAATTGGAGTGTAATTTTTTGGGTTCAGGAGACAACGTGTTTGACTCTGAATTGATGCAAAATATATCTAAAAATCAATTAAAAGACCCACAAGCCAAATTAATGGGGGGTTCTCTTTGGATATTCAAAGAACCCGAAAATAACCACAAGTATGTTATGGGTGTGGACGTATCGAGAGGTGATTCAGAAGATTTTTCTTGTATTCAAATTATCGATTTCGATGAGAGGGAACAGGTGTTAGAATATGTTGGTAAAGTCCCCCCTGATGTGATTGCTGAAATCGCATACAAATGGGGTTCAATGTACAACGCTTTTTGTGTTATTGATATAACAGGGGGTATGGGAGTTTCTACCGCAAGAAAAATGCAGGAGTTGTCTTACCCTTCAGGACTTTATGTTGATAACGTTGACCCATCAAAGAAATGGAAGTGGGACCCAAAAATCAATGAAAAAATACCAGGTATAAATTTCAACTCTAAAAGAGTTCAAATTATTTCATCATTTGAAGAGGCGGTAAGACATGGTTTCAAGACATATTCCCACAGGTTATATAATGAAATGAATACTTTCATTTATGTAAATGGAAGACCAGACCATCAAAAAGGTCACCACGATGACTGTATAATGGCTATGTCTATGGCAATTTACGTTGCAGAAAAATCATTCCAATCATTACAGAAAGTTGTTAATCACACAAAGGCTATGTTGAATTCGTGGTCTACCGCGGTTAACGAAAACAAAAATTCGTCCGAATTTTTTAATCCAATGATTCCACAGATGGGTAGACAAAATCCCTACTCTCAAGGGCCAAGTAAACAGGATTACCAAAAATATGGGTGGTTATTTGGCGCCAAATAACTATTTATATTATCAAGGTAATAGGTAAAATTGTAATATGGCTGAAAAGAATTTAACGGTTTGGCAAAGGTTATCACAAACATTTGGTCCGAATTCATTACTCAATCAAGATTATCCAACATTCAAGTTTGATAAGAAGGAATTATTGCGTACCAAAAGTAGAGAAGAATATGAGATGGAGAAACTCCAAGCTCAACAAACTTTCTATTTAACAAATCAATGGGCTAAGGTTGAAAACAATCTTTATTCTCAAGCCATCTATTATGAACCATCTCGTTTATCTGCACAGTACGATTATGAGTCAATGGAATATACACCAGAGATTTCAGCGGCATTAGATATCTACGCAGAGGAATCAACAACCACAAATGAAGATGGATTTATTCTTCAAATTTATTCTGAATCGAAAAGAATTAAGGGGGTGTTAGCAGACTTATTCAATAACAACCTTGATATCAACACAAACTTACCGATGTGGACAAGAAACACTTGTAAGTATGGTGATAACTTTGTGTATTTGAAACTAGACCCTGAAAGAGGCGTAGTTGGTTGCCAGCAGTTACCAACTATCGAGATTGAAAGACATGAAGTAGGTGTAAGTGCAAAAATCTCCGTAGACATCACTAAGGAACTTGATACTGATAAGAAAGCTCTCCACTTTACTTGGAAAAACAAAAACATGGAATTTCAATCATGGGAAATTGCTCACTTCAGATTATTGGGTGACGATAGAAAACTTCCTTATGGTACTTCTATGTTGGAAAAAGCCAGAAGAATATGGAAACAATTATTACTTTCAGAAGACGCCATGATGATTTATCGTACATCGAGAGCACCTGAGAGAAGAATGTTCAAAGTTTTTGTTGGAAACATGAACGATGATGATGTTGAAGCATATGTACAACGCGTGGCAAACAAGTTCAAGAGAGAACAAGTTGTTGATAGTAAAACAGGTAACGTAGACATGAGATTTAACCAAATGGCTGTTGACCAAGATTATTTTATACCTGTTCGTGACCCAGCAGCACCCGACCCAATTACAACATTACCTGGTGCAACTAACCTATCTGAAATTGCCGATATTGAATATATTCAAAAGAAACTTCTAACGGCCCTTCGTGTTCCTAAAGCGTTTTTAGGATTTGAAGAAGTCGTAGGAGACGGTAAAAATTTGGCATTACAGGATATACGTTTTGCTCGTACTATTAACAGAATACAAAAAAGTATGATTGCAGAACTTAACAAAATTGCAATTGTACATCTATTCCTTTTAGGTTTCGAGGATGAACTTTCAAACTTTACATTAGGACTTACAAATCCGTCTACTCAAGCTGACTTGTTAAAAGTGGACGTATGGAAAGAAAAAATATTGTTATATAAAGATTTAGTTGCAGACCCAGGAAATGGAATTCAGGCGACATCTTCTACTTGGGCTAAAAAACATATCTTTGGTTGGTCTGACGAAGAAATCAGGTTGGATTTACAACAACAAAGAATTGAAAGAGCGGTTGGTGAAGAGTTAAAGGCAACTCCTACAGTGATTAGTAAAACAGGTCTATTCGATAATATAGACAAATTATATGCAAGTGCTTCGGGAGCAACACCAGCAGCGGGAGCCGCTACAACACCAGGGGGAGGTGAAGAGTTAGGTGCAATGGCACCACCACCGCCAGGAGGTGAAGAAGGGGGAGCGTTACCACCACCACCGCCAGGAGCTGAAGAGACACCTCCACCAGCGGGAGTAACACCTGAATCAAGAAAAAAAGACCTCAATATTTTATTAGAAAATAACATTTTTGAGGGTTCAAAAGTAATTGATTTAAGTAATGGTCAACAATCTTTAGGAGAAATTGAAAAAGAACTTGAAAAGTTGTTAAACTCCTAATATTTATTTGTAAATAAAAAAATGACGTTCGGCCAAATCAAATCCCTTATCGAAAAAAACCTTCTTGAATCCTACAAAAATGAAGCGGATTTTAAGAAAAGTTTACGCGAGTTCAAACATAACGTTTTGAACAACAAATCTATTTCTAAAGTATATAATCTTTACGACCAATTAAGTACTCCACAAGGATTAACTGAATCTGAAGCCAAAGAATTCTTAGAAGAAGGTGTAAATCTTTTACAAAGAATTTTACCATCTATTAAAATGCCAAAGTCATTAGAAGAGGAAGTTAACAACAATTATTCGGATATTGATACTTTGGTTTATACAAAGAAAATTGGTATATCAGAAAGAATCAAAGCTAAGAAAAATATTATTGAAACTTTGAAAGGTAATAAGAATTCAATCAAAGAATCAATCAACATTCCAGTTACATCAATGGTTAAAATCGCTAACCAAACACTTAGAAACTATATAGAGACTATGGATGAGAATTCTAAAAAAGAATTTTTCCAAATTGTTTCTGAAGACAATAAAAATCTTGAAAATAGATTTGAAGAGTTGAAAAATAGTGCAATTTCCAAGTTACAGAATATTTTGGAAAACGAAAGTGAAAGTGATGTAAAAACTAAAATTAATGAAACTATCGACAAGTTAAAAGAGGAAAAGTTTGACCAATTGAATTTCCTAAAATTGAAAAATTTAGAAGGTTCCCTTTAAGAATTTTTAACTTTGTTTGTGTAGATTGCTTTTAATAACGCCTTCCTTTTTTGTACAGATGGTTTTACATACTCTTTTCTATTGAGTAATTGTTGATTCTGTTTTGTTTTTATCACTTTTGATTTTAGTGTCTTAAGAGCTCTCTCAAGATTATCACTGTTTTGAATTTTGATTATTAGCATATATTACAAATATCTCTTAT